AGTTCAAAGAATTTGCTTCCGGAAGAACACGTAAAACATCTGGTAAAATAAAGATTACTACCAAGGCACTGTCTTTAGGCAGTAATTATACCGGTGGTACTACCAATATCAGTATGCAAACTGATCGTGTATCAGAAAATCCACAACCTCGTAAGATTGGTGTTCGTGATATTCTGATGACCGAAACGAGTGAAGAACCTTTTTTGACCTATCAACAGATTACCGATTTAGATCGAAATGCGGCTGCCGTATCTGAAAATGGTGTATTACCTGAAAGTGCATTCAAGGTAACTGAAATCACTGACGGAACACATAGAATTGGTACTATAATGTTTATCAGTAAACGAATGTTGAAATCAGTAAAATGGATGCAAAGTTGGTTGTCTAACCGTATCCCTGCAATGATTCGTTTGGCTGAAGATTTTCAAATTCTAAAAGGGGATGGAACCGGTGATAATATCAAAGGTATCTGGAAACTGGCTAAGAATGCAAAGGATGTTCTTGGTACTCTGATCACCGGTGCTGCAACTGCTGTATTGCATGTTACTTCGTACGATGGAGGTACAAAAACCATGATTGAATTCTTGGCTCCTCAGTCAAAAATCAATAACGGATCTTATATCACATTTGCCGGATTTACCAATGCTGCTTACAATGCGAAATTTGTTGCTAACAAGGTAAATGATCGTCAAATCGTAATTGATTGCGCTTATACTGCCGAAACCGATGCTCATGCTGCTGCTGCAACATTTGTTGCTGGTGGTGAATTTGCCGGTACTGTTGTTGCTCCAACTATTGCCGATGCTATCATGGCAGTTCAGGCTTATTTAACATACGGAGAATACACACCTAACAGTGTTTCTATCAATCCGATTGACGTATTCAAATTGCGTATGTTGAAAGATACCCAGGACCGTTATTTGGATATCATTAAATTTATAAACGGAGTTTGGTACATAGGTAATTTACCTATCACAGAAACAACTGCCGTTGTGCCGGATGAATTCTGTATGGGAGACTTCCTTATGGGTGCTTCGCTTGTTGATTTCACCTCTTTGGAGTTGGAATTCGCTGAAGACGTTAGTACCAAACGTGCCAATCAAGTGGCTGTAATCGCTCAGGAAGAAGTTATTTTCCCTGTTTATAATCCTTACGCATTCTTAGTAGGAAAATTCTCTGAAGTGATTACATTAATCACAAAAGCGTAGTATAATCTAAATAGTAGGTAATCAAATACCGATTACCTACTATTTATAAAACTAAAGCAATGAGAACAATAACCATAACCGGAGAAGACCGGCATATTGAGAATGTTGTGAAAGAGAATAGGGGAAGAGTTGATCGAGGATTCATTACTGTTTCTGAAGGTACTGAAGCGAAAGCATTAATACCGGAAAAGAAAAAAGTAAATAAACCTGCTAAAGCGAAAGCTCCTAAATCTGCAAAGAAAGAAGTTGTAAAACCGGATACAAAGGTAACTCAAACAACAGATACAAAGAATGTCAATCCTGAAAGTAAATAATAGTTTTTTCACCGGAGATGATCTGAATATACCAAATGTCAGTTCAACTGGTGTAGGAGCATCCGGAGCACTTGCTCAGGCCAATGCAGATAAACTAACTCGATTAATTGAGAAACGTGAACCTGAATTCCTGAAAAAAGTACTTGGAAACGACTTATATCTATTATTCAAAATGGGAATGACAGTTGTGGATCCTGCAACTCCTGATCCAAAATGGACAACGCTTGCAGGATATCTGGTTGATCCGGTTTTAAAAGTATCTGTTTTTGCAAATTATGTTTGGTGGAACTGGTCCAGGAGTAATGCAAGTTCTACAACCGGAAACGGCGAAGCAATATCCTCTAAGGAGAATGCAAAATCTGTTTCGCCCATTGATCATCAGGTCGGAGTATGGAATGAAATGGTTTACTCACTTACTGAACTTCGTTCTTTCGTTCAGCTTAATTCAGATATCTATCCGGGATATTTACCCGACGAGGATGTTTATACCGATCAAAATACCTTTAATTTCTAATGAAAAAGCATTTATACATAGTAGATATGTTCCGTGATGTGGTTCAAAAAGTAAATGAAGCCCTTGCTGGAGAATTTACGGACTGGAAAAACATTAATTCACTTCCTAAAAAGGATGGGATGTATCGTGTAAGCTATACAGATAAGGGGTATAAGATAATTGAGGGTCTTCAAATAAAAGACGGTGATATCATTGAATTTAAAGACGGGTATTGTCACTTGGCGAATGTGGTTAATTACAACTACGGGCATCCTATCGAGATCGCCAATACATTAATCGAACTGTCAAAGGCTACAATTACTCAAGATAAGAGATTTCCGTTATTAGCCCTGATTACTGACTTTTCAGAGAAAAAAGATTCACCCGATTACTATTGTTCTGCTTCACTATATTTCTTGATTGCAAATCTAACTGATCCGAATTTAAAGGCCGATGAACGAACTGAGGTAAATTTTAGACCGGTTCTTCACCCAATTTATGAGGAATTTATAAGGCAGATACAGCGATCAAAACATTTCATGATCCAGTATGACCAGAACATACCTCATACGCAAACAGATCGCTATTATTGGGGTCGTACAGGCACATTCGATAATACGATGTGGGGTAAATCAGGATTGTATGCAGGTGAGGGAAATATCTTAAATGATAAAGTAGATGTGATTGAGATATCGGGTTTAGAAATCAAAGTAAAAAACATTTAATAAAATAAGTAAAATGAACAAATACGTAAACTTACCGATCGCAGTGGTCGGAGGTGGAAACACCGGAAATTCTTCGTATGCAGTTGTACCCCGGCTTATTGTGGGGGCAATTCTGACATCAAAGAATAAAAAATTTACTGAAGCCGATATGCTCGACTTCCAAAAAACGCTACAGGATGCTACACTTGCATCAGGAGCTGAACGGATTTATCCGATGTTCCGGTTTAAGGAAATTGCTGATGGTTCGGGTGACGTAACGAAGAATACTTCAGGATATGGAGTAAATGAAATCGTTCGTGAAGGAAAATACGACTGGACATTTACATTTAGTCAGTCAACGGGTCTTTATAACCTTCAACAACTTCGTATGTTGAATGGTGGTCAGTATCGCGCATTCTTTATCGACGACAATGGTGTTATGATAGGAACTACTGATGATGCCGGGAACTTTATGGGTGCTTCCTTAGAATATTTCTATGCAAAACCTTGGAAAGTAAACGAAGGAACGAAACCGGCTGTTATCTCTGCTGAATTTGCTCATAGTAATATGAAGGATTTGAATGATAATATCGCAATCTATACCCCTTCTTTCGAAGTGGAAGATACGATCAAAGGATTATTGAATCTTCAACTTCACAGCATTTTAGTAGCTGCCGGAAAAGTGACTGTAGGCATTCGTACTGAAGGCGATAAAGTAGACGTGTATCCGCTTTATTCTACTGAACTTGCTGTTGTTACTTTATGGAAAGTAACAAATGTTGCTACCGGTCTTGCCGTTGTACCTACCACAGTTGCTATCAATGCCGCTAAAAGTGGTTGGGATGTGACTTTACCTGTAGGGACTTATCAGATTGGTCTTGCTTCTCCGGAAGCTCTCAGCGTTGCCACAATTGGCGGTGCTCCTGAAAATGGTTACGAAGGTGTTCCTATTACTGTTACAATAACAGCATAATGAATCATATCACTCAGAACGGGGCCAGTTTTTCACCTGGCTTCGTTAAGGGTTTCAAGAATTCAGGAGCCTTTATAAAAGCAATGGAAGGTAACATACCAGATTGGACCGGAGAAGAGCGTGATAAGCGTTTAAAATCGATTTGGAACGAAGCCAACGGGAAGTCAGAAGATCCGGTTAAAGAAGAGATTCAAGATATACAAAAAATTTAATCTGATAACAAATAAATAAAAGAGTACTTGTGTTTCGCGGGTACTCTTTTTTGATATTATGACAATATCCGAAAAACTTCAACAGGTCCGTTCAACTAAGGAAAACGTAAAGACTATCATCGCTGATTCAATTATGGATAACGAGCGTGATATCGTTTACGCGATCCAGGCTCAACTATGGGATGGACGGGATGGAACCGGAAAGGACTTAACTCCATCGTATTTAGATGATCCATATTTCCTAACCAAGAAAGCCGCTCAACAATATGCAGAATGGAAGGATAGAATCACACATAATTCAGCACGTAACTTCTATGCTCCTAATCTTTATATAAATGGGTACTTCTGGTCAACTATGAAGATTGACCGAAATAGTATGAGGATGGTAAGTAATGGATTCGGAACACCCATTATTTCAAAGTACGGTGAAAATACATTTACGTTGGATCCGAACGACAAAGATGTGGTTGATAAGATTCGAAACTCGTTAATTGGTAATTCAAAAAAATCTCTCAGTCTATGAAAATTATATCCCTACTACTTAAAAACGTAAATAAGGCCTGTGACAAGGTTTTACTCTCTGATTTTATCGAATGTACTACTTATAAGAGTTATTTCAAATTAAAGCGGTTAAAATGGCTCTACGTTCCTAAATTCATACTACAGAAAGCTTGGACAATCCTTTTTGAGGAATATTGCACGCTTTCCCGAAATTCAGGTTATGAGGCATTTTATGAAGGGATGCAAAAAGTTTATAGACTCGACGCAAAGCTGCTGGCTATTACTTGTGCTGTAAATTGCCTTTCTCAGAAATATGATAGTAGTTGTGTTGATATCCTACGGTCGTTCGGATACACCTATAGGTTCAACTGGAAAGACAAAAAAGAGTATAACCAAAATCTGAATAAGGTAATTAGTAAATGTAAATCGATCGCTATCGAACGCGATCGTGAAAAACTAAAATTCGAAGCACTGGCCAAACAAGGAAAAAATCAGGATCCCGGAGTTGATTATTTTCAAACCTCACTAATTACCCTATCTAAATACATGGGATATCGACTCAATCCTAAAGAAATTACAGTCGCTGAATTTTGCGGGATGACAACCGGTTACGAAAAAGAAATTGAACAACTTTTAAAACAGAAATCATGAGTGAATTAATTGATAAAGTCATTGACGAACAGGCAATCACTAAACAAATAACATTTTTAGACTCTCAACTTATTAAGGCCGGGACCAGTCTCGGAACATGCGCCGATGCTGCTAAAAAGTTCATGGATCAATTCGCAAACGCAAAGGGAGTAAGTGATGTCGTATCAATAATGTCCGAATATAATAAAACTTTGCTTCAGGCTCAAAAGGCACAAACAGAAATCAGTGTAGCTGAAAAAAACAGAGCAGATAAGTTACTGGTTCTTCAAAAAGTCCAGGAGTCAAATGCAAAAACTGAATTAATAAATGCACAAGCAATAGCTGCCACTCAAAAAGCACAAGAAGCAACTACCAAGGCAGAACAAACCCGGGCAGATGCCGCTGCTAAAGTTGCTGCAGCAGCTGAAAAAGAAACAAAAGCCGAACAGGAATTAATGTCCGCCAAGCAGATGATGATCAATATCCTGACAAAAGAGGGTGTTTCGGTCGATAAGATGAATATGACAAAATCACAAGCATCCACAATCAATAAGCTTGTAGCCACCGCCAATGGAGCAGAGAAGGGTTCACACGAACAGCTTGCCGCTCAATATGACTTGAATTATAAAGCATATAATAAACTTTCCGCAGTTCAAAAAGATACAACCGCCGGAAAAGCGATGTTAGCAAGTATTGGCGAACAATCGAAGGCATTAAAAGGAATGGAAGGTCCGATGGGTAACTTTACCCGGGATGTAGGTAACTATAAGAATAATATACTTAGCGCTCTTGGAGCTAATCAGGGATTTATCGGAAACCTGGCTAATATGGCAATGGGAGCAGAGAAAACAGGAACTTCATTTGCTACCGCCGGAGTTGGAGGCATTAAAGCTTTTGGTACTGCAATGTTAGAGTTATTGGCTAATCCAGTAGTTGCTATTTTAGCGGCTATTGCTGCAGCGATTATGTTAGTAAAGGCTGCCATTGAAAGTAACGGAGAAGCAACAAATAAACTCAACCAAGTATTGGCTCCATTCAAAGAATTACTCACCTTTATCATGAGCATATTCTCTCAATTGGTTACTGTCATACTTTCCGGAGTGCTTGAGTTGGAAAAGTTTGCTAATGTGATTATGTCCGTTATTCCTGGACTTGACAAATTAGCAGAAAAGAATTTACAGGCGATTGAACTTGAGAAACAAAAACAGAAATTGGCAGCTGACATGCGTGCTGACATTCTCCGGGATGCAAAAGAAGAGGTTGTAATAATGGAAAACCGTAATAAGGCACGTCAAAAGGATAAATATTCAATTGCTGATAGACTTACGTTCTTAAAAACTGCTGACGCTATGGAATTGGCACTTTCTCAGGATCATGTTGAGTTGGCTACACGTGCATTTAATCTTAAGAAACAACAAATGGAAGAAGAGGGCAGAACCTATGAAATGTTGACTAAAGATGAAAAGGATGCTTATGTTAATATGGAAGCTGAAATATACAAAGCAAAATCTGAATACTTTCAGAAAACAACACGATTAAAGAGTATGCAAGCTACTTTGGTGATGGAAGATCAGCAAGATCAAATAGCAGTAGTAGAAAGCAGTAATAAATTAAAATTAGAACAATTAAAAACAAATGCGAATTTTGATAATTTAAATTCCAAACAAAAAATTGCATTTAATAAAAAATATTCTGATCAAGATATAAAAGATCAAATGAGTTTAATTAAAGCCAAAGAAAATCTAGCCGGCGCTAATGTAGAAGATTTACAAGGTCAATACGACATTTTACTTACGCAATTAAAGCAAAATAACCAAAAGATGAGTGCAGAGATATCTTCTTATAATATTCAAATGTTGCAAAAACAAAATGATTCAAATCTTTTAAAATTTCAATCGGATCACAATTATGATACAATGACTTTTGAAGAAAAAGTAAAGTATGATAATGATTATTTTGCATGGGATCAACAGGGAAAACAAAAAGTACTTGATTTACAAAAAAAATACAATAAAATTACAAGTGATGAATACCGAATTGCAAATGAAAATTTAAAATCAGAAAAAAAGATATTCATTACTCAGCAGGCAAATACTATGATTCAACAATCTGAACTGCTATTGAGTGAACAAAAATCATATCTTGATTCTCAAGTGAAATTGGACCAGGATTATGGAAATAAAAGTGTAGGATATCAACAGGAAATTACTCGTAAATTGTTCGAAATACAAGCGGATCTTGATACCCGATTGGCTGAAGAACAATATAAAAATAATCAGATCGATATTGTCGCATTTCAAACAAAACTGAGTAATATTAAGGCTCAAAGAGCTGCGTTATTGGAGGCACAAAAAACAGGTTCAGAAAATGATGAACGAACTCGTATTATAGCATTAGAATCTGATACATCTGTAAAACGTCGTAAAATTCAGGATGATCTTTATTTATCAGGTAAAATATCATCATTAGAATATCAAACATCAATATTAAAAATAAATAAAGATGGATCAGACAATCAATTAGCAATTGAAATTTGGTTAGATAAAGAAAAACTGGCAACATTGCGTGAAGGATCAGAAGAACAAATTAAATTACAACAAAAAATTAATAATGAAGAGGAAAATCTTGAGGAGAAAAAAGCAAATAGAAAAATACATGCAGAAAAAGAACTTCAAAAGAAAATAATTGAGCTTATTAAAGCCAGCGCTTCGGCTATTCAAACAATAGGTGATGATCAGTATCAAGATAAGCTTGATAAGATTGATGCACTTAAAACAGCTAATAGTGATGCAGCAACAAAAGAAAATGATGAAATAACTAAAAAACTTAATTCAGGAATTCTATCTCAAAAAGAAGCCGATGCACAAAGTGCTGCTATCGATGCCCAAAAAACAGAAAGAGATAAACAACTAACAGCTCAAGAGAATGAAATTAAAACTAAACAGGCTATTTTTGACAAGGAATCATCAGCTTTTAATATTATTCTTTCTACAGGAGAAGCTATAATGGCGTCGGTTGCGGCGTTTCCGCTAACTGCCGGTATGCCATTTGCAGGTATTGATGCTGCTATCGGAGCGGTTGAATTAGCCGCCGTACTTGCTAAACCTCTTCCTGCATATGCTTTTGGTACATTAGACCATCCGGGAGGTCCAGCTTTAGTGGGAGAAGTAAAACCGGAAATGATACAAACTCCTGATAATAAAATAATGAAAGTTGATGTTCCTACAATTATGAGTTTACCGGCGCACACGAAGGTATTCCCTGACTATGACAAAGCGTTACAGGAAATGGCATTTAATGCTTCGATAAGATCAATGTATGATAGTGTCCCAGATATCGAAATAAGTACGTACAACGATGCAATGATGCGTAAATATATGGGTTCGTTGGTTGGTCAGACTGAGAAACAAAATAGTAAACTTGATAAATTAAATAATTTAGATAAACACCTTGGAGATATAGCCAATAATACAAGAAATTTAGAAGGCGTATTAAAAGGTTTGAAAAAAAATCCATGGTTTTCATAATTATTATTAACTTTGCCGAATAAATAAATTTAAAACTATGAAAAAAATAATTTTATTATTTCCTATTTTTATTATTATATTATCATCGTGCGGTTTAAGTAATCAACAAAAGGCAGAAAAGGAAGTAAAAAGATATTTACTTACAACATTGAAAAATCCGGATTCATATAAGTCTGTGAGTTATTCTGAAATAAAACCTTATACCCTAGATTTTAAAAATACAAAAATAGGAGAATCAATGTATGAAATGTTGAGTTCTGAAATTGAAAGCATATCTTCTTCAGGTGAATCTTTTTCAAATGATCCAACCTATATTAAAGATAAATCCGAATTTGATAAAAAAGATAAGGAATATAAAAATTCAACAGAATCAAATGGTTGGATTATAATACATAAATATAGTGGAACAAATGGAGAAGGTGCTATTATTACAGAAGTAACGACATTTTATTTAGACTCTTCATTTTATTGTGTTTACAGTAAATAAATACGATCCATTATTCCCTTTTCAAATAGCCTCTACAGAAATGTAGAGGCTATTTATATTTTAAGGGTATGGAAAACCATATTACACCACCTAAGATTCAATACATTTTACAGTATACGGATTCAAATAACGTACTGCAGAATATCGATGTTACCCCTGATTTCAGCACCTGGGATGCGTTTGAAACTGATATAGTTCGGGATGACCTATCCGGGGCTTTTATTCAGATTCAGGACGGGGGTATAACATTCACCGGTGAATCATTTGAACTTGTACGCTCTATCTATGAAACACAGGGATTCAGAGCGATTGCTAGACTCATTGTAAACCTCCGTAAAGATACATTTCCCGATTTATGGACGTACGTTCAAAAGGTATCCTTGGATCTCAATTTTGCAAAGTACGTTCGAGATAATACAACAGTGAGTTTGACCGCGAACGAGAATGGTTTAAAGGCGATGGTTAAAGCAAACGCCTCTCAGAAATATGATATACCGGTTACTGATCTAAATCCTGATACATTGGATTATGATGGGCTAGATATTAAAGAAACTCTTTCATGGTTTCCGGCACCGATAACCGGAGTGCCCGTACTTACAACTTTAACCGGATCCGTTGGAGATACGAAAACGTTTGAATTTGCGCCTGGAATACAAGCGTCAGATCAAGATGTTAATGCCAATTACCTAAACTATTTAGAACAAAAGAGTCAGGTTCTGAGCAAGGTGTATAAATCAACACCTGGTTCATGGATCACTACTGATGGCTATCAAAATTGGAACGTAACGTCGTGGGTAAATAACCTACCCATTACCGGACCTTATTTCCCTGAATTAATTCTAAGCCCAGGATATAAAGGTTACGACCTAACCATAAAAGCACATTTAACGGCTGATTTTGGCTATCCTATTCAAAACGCTTCTTTATATTGGGTGGAGGCGTGGGTTGATGCTCCTTCTCCTGGTCTTGATTTAGGATTTAATAGAATGAAGATATGTGATCTTCCAACAAGTTCAACCGGAATCGATACTATTATTGATTCTACGATCGCATGTTATCCTAACTCACAAGGTAAATATCATTATCTTACAATCGTATTCGATCGCGTTCTTGCTTCTACATCTGAAGATATAGTACTTAATAAATTCGAATTTGAAACCGGTGGATTAATTCAGGCAAGTTGGACAGCAAAAGTGAGAAATAACATAAGTATTCCGATCGTATCCGAACAGAAGTTATGCCAGGATCTGATCAATAAGATAACGGGTACAAAATATGTTTATAAGGCAGTTGTAGACGAACACTTAGAGACTATCCGTATTGCAGCAGGTGAGTCTGTGCGTAACTTCCCAAAGCAGTATGTACATACCTCGCTAAGTGACTTTGCAAATTATATGAAATCATGCTGGGGTTATGAATATGAGATAACCAATAATGAGAATCTTGTAATTAATACCTACGATTTTAAAGGGGTATGGAGTGTTTTAACTCCATATTTAAAAGATAATGCAGTCAGTTTTCAAGGATCGACCTATGCCGCAATTTCCGACGTGACAGGTGGAGACTATCCATCCGGCTCAGCAAGTTGGAAAAAGATAACAGAATACATTGTAAATGGAAATACATACACTGAATATGTAGGAGGTATAAGTATTATTCATTTTGCGCCCCGTGATAGATTCTTTGTCCCTGAAACTGTAATAACTATCCCGGAGATAAATAATATCAAGCTATCGGTCAACGAGACCTATATTTATACAGGGGTCAAGATCGGAATCGCACTCGTTCAATATCTTTCAATTAACGGAACTGATGAGTTTAGATTTTTAGAGGAATGGTCAACCGGCGTTCAAAATGTGGTTAACGTACTGGATCTTACATCACCTTATCGAACGGATAGTTACGGTTTTCAGCTTCTTAGTGAAAAACAATTTGTAAGTAATTCAACCGATGATCAATCCGACAACGGGATATTTGTACTTCACGTCAAACTAAGTGGTGATAATTACATACTAGATAGGACTGCAGTTCTTACAGGTGTGGCTAGTCCACTAACGATGTTTAATGCGATATTTTCACCTCGACAATGTTTAATTCGGAATAAAAGTCTTTTGGGTATATCCACCAGTCTACTCAAATTTACCTCAACTGCCGGACAGGCAGATATAACCATAAATGGGATAGAAGAAAAGGCGGATATTTCAATCACAGAATCATTATTTTCCCCCGATGTACTTGATATGGATGTAGGACAGATATTAGACTTACCGGCT